GACTTTGAAGATGCTTCTGCAGCTTAACCTTCAGGACTACCTGAACAAAGCAACCCGGGGGGAGTTGGATCTTCCCCCGGTCTCTTTGAAGCAATTCACAGCAGACTGTGAGGAAGCAGTTTCCCGGCAACTACGCAGGGAGAACAAGCCATATCGTCTGCGTATGTCCGGCTTGGGTCGGCCCTTGTGTCAACAGCTTGTTGAACGAAGCGGTGTTCGGGAAGAGATGGACTACAACGGTGTGCTGCGATTCCTGTTTGGGGATATTGTGGAAGCCCTAATGATGTTGCTCCTGCGTGAGGTGGGGGCTAAGATTGTTAGCTTTCAGGAATCTGTTGAATTGGAGATTGCCGGGCAACAAATCCGGGGAACCCTAGACTTAATCCTTGAGGATGAGTTGGGCCAGAAGAAGGTGTGGGACATCAAGTCCGCAAGTGAGTGGGCCTTCAACTACAAATATTCTGGTGGATATGATAAACTCAAAGAGGATGACCCCTTTGGCTACCTGATGCAGGGTTACCTATACTCAGAGGCCACAGGATTGCCATTTGGGGGCTGGATAGTGATAAACAAGTCCAGTGGGCAGGTTTTGATCGTGGAAGCCCCAGATTGGCAGGAAGAGGACAAGAAAGCATACCTGAAGGATGCTGAACGGCGGGTGCGTATCCTAACTGACCCTGACTCGAAGGTAGTCAAATTAAACACAGAGTTTGAAACCTATCGTGTCAATGGTATTCTTGATAGGACAGGCAATAAGACACTGGCTAAACAGTGCAGCATGTGCGGCTATCGTTCTCACTGCTGGCCCAATGCGGTGTTGCATGATAAGGTAACATCCAAAGCCAAGAACCCACCACAGGTTTGGTATTCACTACTGAAGAATAAAGCCCTGTGATATGCCAGTCCTATACACCAAAGAATATGATCTGTCTCTCGTTGACTTGAACGAAGACCTGCTGATGGTCTATGTGGAATCCCACAATCGGACAGGCGGCGGGAGACGGATCGTATTTCTCCGGCAACACGAACGGGGCATCCCCGTAACTTTACGCGAGAACTATTCTGACAGCGGTATCATCACCCCTGCAACAGAGGTGCGTGACCTAGAGGCTGTTGAATCTTGCTTTCAGATAATCGGTAACCACCTTGCAAACGGAAGAACTGTATGCGTTCCGATTTACCCCCTAACAGAAGAAACTATAGCAATCGAAAAACAATCCCCGAAAGTGGCCGCGTATCTCAAAAAACGGATGGCAAGCTACAACATGAAATACCATTTGGGAAATACTACAAGATGAAACGCTTTGCGGGATACAGGTCACAGTTTGAATTGAACTTGGCACGGACACTGGTAAAGAACAAGATTGAGTTTGAATACGAGAAAGCCAAGATAACTTACCAGCCAAAAGTCCGGGTCTACACTCCCGATTTCTATATCCCAGCAACGAACATCTACATAGAAGCAAAAGGCCACCTAGATAAAGACGATAGGGTTAAGATGCGTCTGGTCAAGGAACAACACCCGGACTTGGATATCCGGTTTGTTTTCCTGCGGGCATCTAATCGTCTTTACAAAGGCAGCAAGACCACCTATGCTGCGTGGTGTGAACGATACGGATTTGAGTGGGCAGAAGGGACAATACCGTCCGAATGGCTGAAGAAAGCGAAAACAAAATGACAGACAATGATAACGAAGACATCGATAAGCAGATTGAGATGGCAACGCTTCTCCCTGACAGATGGTATGTGATATTTCAGGACAACAAGCACGATGACAATGTTACTATGTCTGCCTACGATACAACAAGCGGACCCCAAGAGGATGGCTACTACGATTCCGGAACTGTGATCCAGAACGGCATCATCGAATTGTTGGAAAATGATTTTGAACGGATAGTCGAGGCTGGTATGGCCCGTCTGTCATTCAAGCAACTCGAAGAGGAGATAATCTCCGAAGTTAACGAGGAACTTGGTATCTCTATTGACGAACGCGGGGATAACATAATCAAGGTAGATTTCGGAGCAAAGCAATGAACGAGTATCAGAAAGCATGTTTGACTACTGCTGTATATCCCAAGATGCACAGCGTGACCTACCCTGCTCTGGGCTTGGCTGGTGAGGCAGGAGAGGTTGCAGACAAGATAAAGAAGATGCTGCGTGACAAGATTGATTCCCCGGAGTATCGGGAACAAGTCATGCTTGAGTTGGGAGATGTGCTGTGGTATGCTGCAGTTCTGGCAAGCGACTTGGGGTATGACCTCGAGACAGTCGCTAATCGTAACCTAGAGAAGTTGCAGGGTCGCCAGAAACGCGGAACACTACATGGCACAGGAGACAACAGATAATGGATGCCCAGCTAAGTCACGAAGAATATATGCGGGAGAAAGCTATTCTGGAAGACAGACACACTAAACATCTGGATATGGTGAACAGTCCCCCGCACTATAACAAGGCAGGTATCGAGTGCATAGATGCTATCGGGGCTGCCACAGACGAGGGCTTTGAATATTATCTTCAAGGCAACATCATAAAATACCTCTGGCGTTACCGTTACAAGAACGGCGTGGAAGACCTAGAAAAAGCCCAGTGGTATTTGAACAAACTAATCGAGGTAAAGGAAACCATGACATGAGTAATACACTACCAACCCCCTATCAGCAGTTCATCCACAAGTCCCGATACGCCCGATGGATCGAGGAAGAAAATCGGCGTGAAGATTGGCACGAGACTGTTGACCGCTATGTGGACTACGTGGCAAATCACGCAGAAGAGAAGCATGGCTACAAGCTGAAGGCAAGTGAGAAGGCGGATATCAATGAAGCCATCTTGGGCCTACAGGTTATGCCATCCATGCGGGCTGTGATGACCGCTGGCAAGGCTCTTTCCCGGGATAACATCTGTGGGTATAACTGTTCCTATATTCCGGTGGATAGCCCTCGTGCGTTTGACGAGTGCATGTATATCCTGATGTGCGGCACAGGGGTTGGGTTCTCCGTTGAACGGGAGAATGTGGACAAGCTGCCTACCGTCAGTGATGCCATGAATAATTCAACGACTGTGATCAAGGTAGGCGACAGCAAGCCGGGCTGGGCCAAAGCCTATCGTGAGTTGATTGCCCTGCTCTATGCGGGACAAGTTCCCCAGTGGGATATGTCCGATGTGCGTCCGGCAGGGGAACGCCTGAAGGTAATGGGTGGCCGGGCATCCGGGCCGCAACCGCTGGCTGACCTGTTCAGCTTCACCGTGGAAACCTTCAAGCGGGCAGCAGGTCGCAAGCTGTATCCCATCGAGTGTCACGACCTGATGTGCAAGGTGGGCGAGATTGTCGTTGTTGGGGGTGTCCGCAGGTCAGCTTTGATTTCGCTGTCCAACCTGAATGATGACCAGATGCGCCACGCAAAGGCCGGACAGTGGTGGGAGAATGAGGGGCAGCGGGCGTTGGCCAACAACTCCGTAGCCTACAAGTCCCGCCCAGAGATGGGAACCTTCATGCGTGAGTGGCTTGCCCTGTATGATTCCAAGTCTGGTGAACGTGGTATCTTCAACCGGGAAGCGGCAGACAAGCAGGTAGCCCGGAATGGTCGCCGGGAAACCGGACACATGTGGGGAACCAACCCCTGTTCGGAAATCATCCTTCGCCCCTATCAGTTTTGCAACCTGTCAGAAGTAGTTGTCAGGGCAAACGACACCCTCGAAGATTTGACACGGAAAGTTAAATATGCAACCATCTTGGGGACGCTGCAGTCCACCCTGACGGATTTCAAATACCTTCGTAGCATCTGGAAGAAGAACACAGAAGAGGAACGGCTTCTGGGCGTATCCCTGACAGGCATTATGGATCATCCGGTCTTGTCCAAGACTACGGACTCTGTGCGTTGGCTGACTACAATGCGGGAGACTGCTGTTGCCACCAACAAGGAATGGGCAAAGAAGCTGGGCATCAATGTGTCCGCAGCCATCACCTGTGTGAAGCCATCCGGAACCGTATCACAGTTGACGGACTCTGCTTCCGGCATCCATGCCCGTCACAATGATTACTACATCCGCACTGTGCGGGGTGACAACAAGGATCCCCTGACACAGTTCCTTATCGAACAGGGTGTCCACAACGAACGGGACGTGATGAAGCCAGATAGCACCACAGTGTTCTCATTTCCGATGAAGTCACCGGAAGGGGCTATCACCCGGACACAGATGACTGCCATTGAGCAGCTTGAATTGTGGAAGTTGTATGCGCTGCACTGGTGTGAACACAAGCCATCCATCACCGTATCCGTCAAGGAGAACGAGTGGATGGAAGTTGGGGCGTGGGTATACGAGAACTTTGACGTTGCGTCAGGGGTGTCATTCCTGCCACACAGTGACCACACGTATCAGCAAGCCCCCTATCAGGACATTGAGCATGAGGAATATCTGGAGTGGACAGAACGCTACAAACATGTCACGATTGACTGGGACAAGCTGACTGACTTTGAGAAGGAAGATCACACAACGGGATCTCGTGAACTTGCTTGCACAGCAGGAGTATGTGAGGTTGTTGATCTGTCAGCAGCATGATGTGGGAATACTGGTGCAAGGCAATAGGCAGTAAGGCGTATGATGATAACAACAAAGCAGACAAGGTTGCAATGCTGCGAACAGTCTGGGTTATCTTGCATATCCTTACTTGCCTTGCTATCATACTGCACAACACACGAAACATGGGATGGTGGTGATGACTAACTTCTATCAGATGATGTTTGGCAAGAATCCGGGAAGATTTGGGAAATGAAGCATAGGTTTAGGTCGAAGAAGTAGGGATACCTTATGCAGGAAACAACGTGCAACACCTGTGACGAGATTCTATCTGAAGATAACTGGTCTAATAGCTGGAGATCATCTGGTCGTCATCAATGTAAGTCGTGTTCTAAAGAGTATAATGACAAGTCTAACAAAAACAGAATGTATATAAATGGAAAATATATACCTCAAAGTCATCCTCTATATAAACCCGGTAACTACAAATCCCTCGATGATGCGTGGTCACACACAGAAATTGAGAAGACAACGGACGGGGAAGTCTATCTGGTTATCAACCCGGCATGGCCCGATTGGGTAAAGCTGGGCAAAGCTGCAATCGCAACAGACCGTCTATCCGGCTACCAGACAGGTTCACCCTACAGGGATTACATCATCCTTTGCAGCGTGTATGTTGATAACAGGCACGAAACAGAGAAAGAACTGTTGACTGCATTTCAAAAACATGCTACAGAATATAAAGGTGAGTGGTTTAAGATACCTCACGGTGAGGCGATTGACCTACTCGAAGAAGGTTCCCATGACGGTGGGATCGCATAGTGACTGAATAACCCCTATGGGAGTAGCGGGGGTAAGGTATGCACGGGGAGTGGTTCTCCTGCTCAACCAGCAAACGTGTAGTTCAGGTGAATGTTTTAGACAGCTACTAGCCTGATGTGGGTATTAGTCAAATCCCACCTATGCACTTTATAAGGAGTTAGACATGAGATATATGGTTGACTTACCGGACGGTTGGAAGTAT